CCGTCCCACAAACTTTGTAAACACCAAAGACTACAAGCAATTTGGAGCAAACGCATCTGGGACAATTCCTCTAAGTGACAAAGACAAACTCAAACTTGCTGCCAATATGTCTGTTAGCAAAATGAGCGGAGAAGGAATACGCGGTAAGTTAGATTCTATTAACGCCGAATACCTTAGACAGATAGACAAAGATTCTAATTTTGGCGCTTCTATGGGGCGAGATGCTGGCGGAAATCGATTTGGTGTTTCGTATAACCAAAGGTTTGACAAAGGTGGAAAAGTCAATGCTGCGGGTAACTACACCAAACCAGAGATGCGCAAACGTATCGTGAGTGCCGTTAAAGCAGAAGCTACTCAAGGCACAGGCGCTGGACAATGGAGCGCGAGAAAAGCGCAACTAGTAGCTAAACGGTATAAAGCCAACGGCGGCGGGTATCGGGACTGACATGAAAGCCCCACAGCAATCACTTAAGAACTGGGGTGACCAGAAATGGAGAACTAAAAGTGGTAAAAAATCTTCTGACACTGGTGAACGATACTTACCAGAAGCTGCGATTAAAAGTCTCAGTTCTTCTGAATACGCTGCAACAACGCGTGCAAAACGCGCTGGCAAAGCTGCGGGGAAACAGTTCGTAGCCCAGCCCAAAGGCATAGCAAATAAAACAGCAGGGTTTAGATAATGGCAACTACTTCTGGTACATCGACGTTTAATCTTGATTTGACTGAGTTGGTCGAAGAAGCGTTTGAGCGTGCCGGAAGCGAAATGCGTACTGGCTATGATTTGCGGACAGCGCGGCGCTCATTAAACTTGTTGTTTGCAGATTGGGCTAATCGCGGCGTTAACATGTTTACGTTTGAACAAGGGACTATTCCGCTTGTTCAAGGTACAGCTACATACAATTTGCCTACAGACACAGTTGATTTGCTTGAACAAGTAATTCGTACTAATGCGGGTAACACCTCTACTCAAGTTGATTTGACTATTACCCGCATAAGCGTATCTACTTACGCAACAATACCCAATAAACTTCAGCAGGCTCGTCCTATACAAGTGTGGATAGAGCGGCTCAATACGCCAACTATTACAGTTTGGCCTGTTCCAGATGGTTCTCAGTCTTACCAATTTGTGTACTGGCGTATGCGTAGGATTCAAGATGCTGGTGCAGGCGTTAACGTGCAAGACGCACCTTTTAGATTTCTACCTTGTATGGTTGCAGGTTTGTCTTATTACATTGCGATGAAAATTCCGGGTGGCATGGAACGGCTTGGAATTCTTAAACAACAATATGATGAAGCTTGGCAGTTAGCTTCGGATGAGGACAGAGAGAAAGCCAGTATTCGGCTAGTTCCACGGCAAATGTTTATTGGGTAAGCTATGGGAAACAAATTTGCTTCTGGTAAAAATGCAATAGCTGAATGTGATCGTTGTGGTTTTCGATACAAATTGACAGAGCTAAAGAAAGAAATTGTAAAGACAAAACTCTATAATTTGTTAGTCTGCCCAACGTGTTGGACTCCAGATCAGCCGCAGTTGCAGTTGGGCATGTACCCAGTAGATGATCCGCAAGCGGTGCGAGAGCCAAGGCCAGACTTAAGTTATCAAGTGTCTGGAACGGGCGGAGATGGGGGCAGTAGGATATTTCAGTGGGGCTGGAATCCGGTAGGCGGGGCTAGTTTTTTTGATGCAGCACTTACCCCAAATAATCTTGCATTAACGGTATCATTGGGCACAGTCACAGTAACGGTAACTTAGGAGTTAATCATGGACAAGAAACAAGTTAAATCAATTGCAGACACCGAAGCCAATAAAGCGGTTAAGGGTCACGAAGGCAAGATGCACAAAGGAGCCATGAAGATGGCTAAAGGCGGCGTTACCTCTGAGCAAGCTATGAAAATGGGTCGTAACATGGCGCGTGCAGCAAACCAAGGGAGCAAATAATGTTTAGCAAAAAAGTACAAGGCAAAGAGGTTGGCAATGCCAGCGTCTATGCTCAACCACACAATATGAGCGGTAAAGCCATTTCTGGCGCGGTAGTGACACAAACAGGCGCTGAAGTAATGCGGGAGATGAATCCTTCTGTAGGCAATATTAGCAAAGGTAACTACCCAGAAACTAAAACAACTGGCATCAAAACTCGCGGCAACGGCGCAGCAACTAAAGGGACTATGGCTAGAGGGCCTATGTGCTGATATGAACTACACCGAGTTAAAAGCGGCAATTTCCGCTTACACAGAGAACACAGACACCTCGTTTGTGGCGGAAATTCCTGTCTTTGTAAAACAAGCAGAACAACGCATTTATAACTCGGTGCAATTCCCTTCGTTGAGAAAAAATACTACAGGCACAACAACGGCAAGTAATAAATATTTGTCGGCACCTTCTGACTATTTAGCATCTTATTCCCTTGCAGCAGTCAATACCGATGGCTCTTACGAGTATCTGCTTAATAAAGACGTTAACTTTATACGTCAAGCCTATCCCACACCTACAGACACCGGGTTTCCTAAGTACTACGCTTTGTTTGGCCCACGTTCAGACAATGCAGACGAATTAACATTTATTCTTGGCCCGACACCCGATGCAGCTTATTCAGTAGAACTGCACTATTTCTTCTATCCAACTTCTATCGTTACAGCAGCTACTTCATGGCTAGGTGATAACTTTGATACGGTACTGCTTTACGGTTCTTTGGTTGAAGCCTACACCTACATGAAAGGTGAGGCAGACATGATGCAGTTGTACAACGGAAAGTACACTGAAGCACTGGGTCTTGCTAAACGGTTAGGGGACGGCCTTGAAAGAGGCGATGCTTACCGTGATGGTCAAACTAAACTGAAGGTGACATCTTGAGCTTCACCGGAAACTTCACTTGTAATTCCTTTAAAACGGGGCTAATGAACGCTTCATTTGATTTTACGGCTGGCACTTTTTACATTGCTCTGTACACAAATGACGCTAGTTTAAATCAAGACACCACAGCGTACACAGCAACAGGAGAAGTTACGGATGCAGGCTACGCGGCAGCGGCTTTGACGATCAGTACCGCACCTACAAACGCAAGCAATACTACTTATATTTCTTTTAGCAACGTGTCTTGGTCTGGAGCAATTACCGCAAGGGGTGCTTTAATCTATAAAACAGGCGTTAATGGCGCGGTTTGCGTATTAGATTTTGGCGCTAACAAAACTTCAAATACTACTTTTACAGTAGTGTTTCCCGCAACAGGTTCAACAACTTCAATCATTCGGCTTTCTTAGGAGTATTTATGTTAGTCACCACAACAAAAGGCGATATGGACGACTCTTTGCTTGAGTTTAAGCAAGGAAATGTTGATAATGATTGTGAATGCACCGATTGGACAGAATACTGGTTAAATGGGGAATTGGTACACCGATCAGTTCATGTTAGGTTAAAAACGTCACCCGCGCTGTTTGCTGAAGCAGCATCAATAGTTTAACTAAATGTTTACTATTTACGAAATACGCAACTCCGTTACGGGAGATTCTTATGTTGGTCTTACCAGCGTAGGGTGTATTCGTCGATGGGCAAGACATCGGACAAACGCCAAGGCTGGCGCAAACAATCATTTTGCACGAGCAATTAGAAAATACGGAGCAGACAAATTTATTGTAGTTGACGTGGCTTCGGTACTTGAAGATGCTTATGCGGGGGATGTAGAACGCAGCGTAATTCAAAGTTTTAAGCCAAAGTACAACAGTACGAATGGCGGCGAAGTTACCACTGGTAGACATATATCTCCAGAAGCAAATGCTGCAAGAGCCAAAAAAAACGCAGGTTTAAAACGTAGTCCAGAAGTTTGTGCTGCTATAAGCGTTGCAAAACGGGCGCAGTATGCAAACGGCTCCGAGGCGTTTAAAAAAAATAGCGCCGAGCATCTCCGCCGCGTACGGGGAATGGTGGACGAAAAAAAACGCATTAAGGCGGTTGCAGATTCTGCCAGAGGGCGAGTATGGAGTGTAGAATCACGGGCAAGGGCAGCGGAGTCCAAGTGGGGCAACGTACCATCTGTGGAGTCAAAATTAAAAAATAGTTTAGCCCACAATAAAGCCGTGATCTGTACAACGCTAAATACTACTTTTAATTCAATTAGTAATGCTGCGGCAGCTACGGGATTGAGTATTTCGGGGGTCAGCAGGGTTTGTTGCGGAGAACGAAACTCAGCAAACGGTATGCGTTTTTCTTTTATTTAATTGCATTGGGCGCAGCCCAAGAAAGGAACTATCATCGCGAATTCACAATCAATGTGTACGTCGTTCATGGGCGA